CCAGAAGTCCTTAAATGGATGGATAAAAAGAATGAGCGTGAGCATGAACTCAATATGTTCAAGTTCCAATGCGACTTAGAGGCTCAACGTGGTCAACAAAAGTTGGCTGAGATTGGTGCTCAACGTGAAGCCGCTATTGATGTAGGCGTGATGGATGCCTTCAATAACGCCATTACACAACAAGCAGAGATGGTTAAAGCCGCAGGTGGATGGGTAGCCTCACTTTCTGCTTCTGTGCGTCCAGTAGTAACATATTGGGTACTATTTGTTTGGTCATTTATCCATGTTTGGTTTGCATGGAATGCGTGGCTTGCAGGTGCTCCGGCTACTGAAGTGTTCAAAACAATGATGACACCAGACTTTTCTGCTTTGTTATCAGGAACAATAAATTATTGGTTCCTCGACAGAACTTTGTCTAAGCGTGGCATATGAACTTAGAGATAGCCGCTTCACTATGTAAGCAGTTTGAGGGGTTTAGAAGTAAACCCTATCTCTGCCCTGCGGGTGTGGCCACCATTGGCTATGGCTCTACTTACTATGCTAATGGGCGCAAGGTTACTTTAAATGACCCTCCAACGACACAAGAGGAAGCTCATGTTCTTTTGATGCACGAATTGGAACACACCTACCTGCCTGGCGCACTGCGGAACTGCCCCATTCTGGCCACAGACGAGCGCAGACTTAATGCCGTAGTTGATTTCTGCTATAACCTCGGCATTGGCAGATTGCAGACAAGCACCCTCAAAAGAAAAATAAACGCCCAAGATTGGGAAGGCGCAAAAGAAGAACTTAAGAAATGGAATAAGGGTGGCGGCAAAGTGCTTGCTGGCCTTGATAAGCGTAGAAAAGCTGAATGTAACTTCATGTAAAAATCATGCAAAATATTCCAACCACTGAAGATGCTAAGTTGTTTGCACAAAGTGTCAGAAAGTGGCAAGAAGTGCTAAGTCTTGGTGATTGGCGTATTGAAAAGGGCATAAAACCCGCTAAAGCGGCCATGGCTTCTGTTGAATTTACCCCTGCTGCTAGACTTGCCGTTTATCGTTTAGGTGATTTTGGTGCTGAAAAGATAACACCTAAAAGTTTGGACAGGACTGCATTACACGAGTTACTTCACATCTTTTTACATGATTTGATGTCTGTAGCTACAGATCCAAAGTCCTCAGATGATGACATTGAAATGCAAGAGCATAGGGTTATCAATCTGCTAGAAAACTTATTGACTAAGGATTGCAATGGCGGCTCCTAACCACGTTGAAAAATGCTCAGATGAAGTGTTTATTTCCCTTTGGAATGAATACAGATCTGCCGCTAAATTGTCCAAAATACTGAACATTACTGAACGAAATATTCACCTTCGTAGACGTAATATGGAAAAGATACACGGCATAAAATTAAGTGCTTCCGACTTCAAAGGTGCTTTGTATGATGCTAGAAACAAGTCCTTTTCACCACTCAAACAGGTGGACCTTGGCATTCTTGATGGCACTGTCATAGTATTTTCAGATGCCCACTTCATTCCAAGTCAACGTACAACGGCTTTTAAAGGGCTTCTATGGGCTATACAGACGTTTAAACCCAAGGCAGTGATATGTAACGGGGATGCCTTTGATGGAGCGTCTATATCACGGCATGACGTAACTGACCAACCCCAAACTTCTGTCATTCAAGAGTTAAAAGCTACGCAAGGTGCGTTGGGTGAAATAGAAGAAGTAGCCAAAGCAGCTAGGCACAATGTAAAGTTATGCTTTACATGGGGTAACCACGATATTCGGTTTGGCAATAGATTAGCCCAACACGCACCCCAATTTAAAGAAGTTCAAGGCTTTAAGTTGACAGACCATATCCCAGATTGGGACTTCTGTTGGGCAGTATGGCCTACTCCTAAAGTCATTATTAAACATCGATACAAGGGTGGTGTTCATGCAACCCACAACAATACAGTTAATGCTGGTGTGTCTGTTGTTACTGGCCATCTACACTCTTTAAAGGTCACGCCTTTCAGCGACTACAACGGATGTAGATACGGGGTAGATACAGGAACTTTGGCTGAAACTGACGGACCTCAATTTACTTATGCTGAGATAAACCCAAATAATCACAGGTCTGGTTTTGCAGTGCTGAACTTTTTTAATGGCCAACTTTTATGGCCAGAGTTAGTCCACAAGTTTGATGAAGATCACATTGAATTCCGTGGAGAAGTCATTGATGTAGGTGCATTTTGAGTGCATGGCTAATCATTTTGACGGGGGGCATCTATGCCTACATTGCGGGTGAGCAGCTAATGAAAGATAACCCGCACATGGCCATTGTCTATGCGGGTTATGCGTTTAGCAACGTGGGGCTTTACCTGTTAGCAAAGTAGCTTATAGGCTACAGTGGCTCGTGAGCGTTTAAAGCAAAAGCTGGCACTTCTTCTTCAGCATCATCCTCAGATTTGTCAACTGCTTCATAGTCAACCGCCCATCCATGCTCTTGTTGGAACTCAATAAATTCCTGAATGATCTGTAGTTTTTCAAAATCATGTGAGTTGATGGTAAGGGTTTCATCGGAAGCCCAATCTAATTCAATTGTCAGTTTGTACATAATTTTTCCCCGTTAACGCAACAAATTGTTGCAATGAAATACTAGGTTAAGTTTATGTCAGTCAAATGTCCTTTTTGAAGACTCCGTTAGGCAATAGTGTGCCCTTCCGATTCTTAATCTGATCGTATGCAATTTCCATACAGTCTACCAGACTGATGTCTTGAAGAGCGCAGTAATTAATAAGGCACACCATGACATCACCAACAGAATCCAAAATAGCTTCTTTGTCCTTTTTGATGGTCGCATCTGCCAATTCTCCTATTTCAGAGACTGCTTTGAGTAACTGAGACTCTGGGTTGCTATTGGGAATAATCTTACGAGCTTCTGCCCACTGGATTATCTTCATTTCTACATCGGCATAACTCATAATTCATCCTCCAAAAAATCATTACCAAAGCTAGAAACGGCTCCAGTATCACTATTGAGATAATTATTACCAAATTTAGTCAGTAATACTCCATTATTATCAATGTAATTATCGCCTACTTTGTTAAAAACATTGCCATCTTGTCTGATCAACATATTGTCTGTTTTGCTATAAGACTCACCCGAAAAGATATCAATAAGAAATCTCATACGATCCTCCAAACAGCCATGTTTCGGCCATTAGGACCCATTACACGCAATCCAGTGTCCTCAATAAATCCTTTTTCAACCAAAGTAGAACGTCTAGCTCTGTAGGTTGATTTGTGGGTTTTGAAATGCTCATTCATTTCATCATCTGTAAACCCTTGCTTGCCTCTCATGGCGGCATATTCATAGACTGCTGCTTCAATATTTGGCAAAGCAAGCATGATGCTTTTGGCGGCTTCAACTGAAGTGTCTTTAGCATTTTTACGAAACATTTTAAATAGATCAAACATTACTTTCTCCTAGTTGGTGGGGGTACTGGCTACGTCTATGTTCGTCCGGCAGAATTACCGCATAGCATCCGCTTTCCCCCCGTTTTAATTAAAAGGGCGCATCATCCTCAAAACTACTATTGCCACGCCTAGTCGGGGTGTTGCTTTGACGAGCAGGTTTCTCGCCATCAAATGGTTCTTTAGCATTAAACCAACCATCCCAATAATTTCCTACGGGGGCAGCATCCATTTTGAATGAAATGTTACCTTCGTCATCAATGCGAACCATTCCGCATTTCAAATAGCGTTTTTTCATTTCGCCTGTTTTTGCGTCTTTGTATTCGCCAATAGTGGCAATTGCATCTAATCGTTTCATTTACTTTCCTTTAAAGCGTCTGCTTGTTTCTTTATTGCTGATCTAGTTTTTGAGTCTAAAAGTGACCACAAAAGCTGTTTTTCTTCTGAATCTGTAATTCCAGAAGCTTCTTCATATGCGCCAATTTCATCATTGGCACTCATACGATCTTTGATTGCAGTTGCTACATCGTAGACAATGCTTTCTCGTTCTTTGCCGACAAGCGAAACATCTAGTGGTTTATGTTTTGGCCTGTCATTTCCTGTGGTGGCATCAAGCACATCATGCTCGACAATTTCCATGGCCGACACCCAAAGGTATCTTCTTTGGTAAGTTTCTACAGCACCAATATTTTGCACTTCATGGCAACCCTTAAGGGCAGCAGACCCCATAGGGCTTGTTAAAACGATCTGTGACAGGTCATCCATATCTGTAATGGTCAGAGTGGCCATGTCTGCGGTAAAGCTCACCACGCCACACAAACCAACCTTTTCAAAAATGCTTTGAATTGTTGGCAAAAAATCACCCAACTCAAAATATTGATAACCTGCAAATTTATTGTGGCCTGACTTATTAAGTTTTATGCCTTGCAAAACTATGCGAGCTTCCATCAATTTTCTATAAACTTTCATACTTATACCTTGTGATTTTTAAATGCGTTATCGTATTCTTCTTTGATGATTTCTAATTGAGTGTTGTCATCAAGGTCTTTGAAATCTACCCAATCCATCTCACCACAACAGACAAACTTTTGTCCTTTAGGTTGAACGCAATATGGGCAGTACTTTGTATAGGCGTACTCTTCCTTGTATTCGATGATGTAGTTGTTCACGATATCACCCTGCCTATCAATTAGGTTTTGGAGATTCAAGTTTTTCTACTTTCTTAGCCAACAACCAATTGTCGCCAAGATATCGCACAGAGCGAATCCATTGACGTTGGTAGCTGCGAATTGTTTGGGGGGGTGCATCATAAGTCATAAACAATTGACGAACGTGCTTGAGTGTTTCTACTTTCATTACTTTCTCCTTAAGATAAAATTTTAATTTCTGCATCATCACAATCTGCCGTGACTGTGATTACAAAGTTACCATCTTTTGTTTTGATAATAATTTCTCTGAATATTGATGTGCTAGTTACACTGATTGCACCAAGCTCAATATCAATTACTTTTTTGATGTCTATCTCTACCATTTTACTTTCTCCTTACATTAAATTACAAATTACACGCAATTCTGATTTATCCAATTTAGCCCATTGACGAGCAACTTTTAAAGTGTTTGCTTTAGATCCAAAACCTTTTGTAAAACCAAGGTAACGGCCATCTTCATGCTCAGTGCTTGCAAAGATGATCCATTGACCATGATTAAATTGACTGACTTGAATGTTTTTTGAGACTTGAATTTCTGTCATGTTACTTTCTCCTTAGTGAAGTGAATCGTACGCTTTTTCGTACAAGAGGTCGCCATTGTCTTCTGTGAATTTGTTAAGCTCGTCATCTGTCAATGGTGTGCCATCTTCATAGCAAGCGTAACTGAAATACGCATCTGAAAAATCGGGATAATCCTTACTATCGACACCATCTACTTCGATGTCTACTACGTTTCTGCCGTTTAGTGTTGCCATTACTTTCTCCTTTAAATAGCCTCTAATGTGCCATGCCTTTTAAATTATTTGTATTAGGATAAACCCTAATAGACAAGCAAAAAAACAACACTACTATTCTGCGTATGAACATTGAACTTATTGAACAAGACTGCGCTGAAGCACTCCTTGCTTACGCCTATAACCTAGTTATAACTTACAACCAACATCCTGGCGACCGAGATGCCGCCATGGTTGGTTTAATAGCCAGAGCCTTAGAGCTCCACAGTGATAGACCCATCAACATTTCAGGTATGTATAAATGACTCAAGCCGCATTAATCAAAGCTTTGCAAAATGGACCATTGACTTCTAAAGAGGCAGAAGATTTAACGGGTATGTCTAGATCAACTGTCCTGTCTACTGCTAAAAAAATGCGTTACAAGGGTGATTTAAGCACTGAGCAAGTTAGGATTGGCCGTTTTACAGTGGCAAGGTATACACTGGCAGAACACTTGATTGAAAACAAAAAGAGCAATGTTCCTGCTGACAAACTGAATCCCTTTGATATCAGGAATGCACAAGGTATATTTACACCTACCGAGTACAGAATAATGAACGCTCAAGCACGGAATTTCTACAAGGGCAATCCTACCTTTACCACTTATTCAAAGGCGGTTTCCAGTGAAAACAACCGACAAGTATGACGCTGCCATTCAATGTACAGGAAAGCATCCCTTTCCGACATTTACGATAGCTGATTCCACAATTAACAAGAAAAGAGATCATTCTTTTCAGATTTACAAATGCCCCCATTGCGGATTTTTCCACATAGGGCATTCGACTACCAACTACAAAAACTTGAA